TCCATTTATTGTCTTGAATAGTATGATTAAGTGATGTTATTATAAACTCTAATGATTTAGGATAGTTTGTAGGTAAGTAATCATTATTAACAGTGAACTTTTGATATACTTTCATACCTGATAATCCATCCATTGTTAAAGATAAATTAAAAGGAATAAATCCACTTTTATTAGATGATGTGTTAGCTTCTTTCGATTTTGGATCAGCATAAAATGAAGCTGAAATAGCTGTATATGCTTCTCCTGATTCTATAGTACCAATTAATGTTTGTAAAATACCATCTGTTGATTTAGGAATACTATTATCAACAGAAAAATTATCTTTTATATAACTAACTAATGTTTGACCTTGTTCTTCAAATTTAGTTTTTGCATTCTCTAAAGCTGAATTAATAGTTGTAGCATTAGCATCTACTACTTCAGATTTTACTCTATCTTTTAATCCTTTATTTATTTGTGATAGTATAGTAGCATCTTCTCCTACAACATATCCTTGAGATGTTGCTCCAATAGTTATCATACTAGCAAATTGAGGAGTAATACCTGTTTTTAATGAGAAATTTTGAATAAAACTTCCTACAGTATCAGGTGTGTTTAAATTTTGATAACCATATAATTCAAATTCAGCTAATTCTGTAGATATATTTGGATCAACATATTTAATTGCTTTGTCTCTATTAGGTATTGATGTTTGATCTATGAATATTACTTCATTAGTTTCTTCATTAATAGCAGGACTTATAACATTTAAAGATCCTAAATCTTTTGAAATTTCATTAGATAAAACACCTAAAAATTTAATTAATGATACTCGTACTTCAGGATCTGAGTTAGTTGTAAAAATACTTAATAAAAAATCAAAACTAACATATACATTCATTAGTTGTCCTAATTGAGTACTATTTGCATCTACTAAAAATGGTTCTGCATTTGGAGCTATGACATAATCTTTTTCTTCTAGTGTTACTTTACTATTAACTAAAATATTTTTAAGATTTGCACTCCAAGCATAATCTGGTCCTAAAGTATATATAAGATTATTTTTTACATTAGTATTAAATTTTAATATTGGTGATGTTTTATTATTTGATTTTAGTTGTGGTAATAAAGAAGTTTGAATAAAATCAAATAAAGATCCTAATTTAATGTAATAATATTCAGGATCTTGATTGTTAACAGGTGGTGAAAATTTTTGTTTTAGAACATTAATATCATAATTATTAACTTCATTGGGAATAGTAACATTAATAACAGTACAACCCGCTACAGCAGTTTCATTAGTTTCATCAAGTGCTTTTTTACATTTAACATATAATTTACCTAATTCTGTACTTTGATCTATGGTTTGCTTTTGATCAGTAGGAAAAGCTGATGCCGCTGTGAAATTAGGTGTGCCAAAAGGTTGTGTAGTATTTACTCCAACATTACTAGCTAAAGGTGCATTTGGTAATAGAGGTTTTGTATCTAATAATGTATTAAGTTTTAATGATTCAATAACATCACCCTGACTTCTTATAATTACAGTGATATCATAACTTCCATCTGTATTAAATGTCCAACTAAAATTAACTACTCGACCTATTATAGCATCATAATTACCATATGACTCATTTCTTCTTTTAATAGCTAGATCTAATAATGAATAATAATCATTAGTTCCTGAAAAGTATTCGTTTTCTAATGTTTTTTCATTTTCTCTTAAACCATTTAATCCAGTACCTTGAAAATAATGAGAGTAACCAAATTCTAATAAAACACTATATCCTAACCTCATATATAGATTATCTATAATATCAAATTGAACTTTATTAAATGCTTTTATTTGGACTGTTGCGGTTTTAAGAGAACCTTTAGTTTCAGTTTTAATATTTGCTGATATAATACCCATCATTGGAGATTGTCCAAAGACTTTAGTATCACCTAAACCATAAGCTTTACCAGAAGCAATAATATTACTAGCTTTTTGTTGAGGAGTTAATGGATTGTTTGAAGTAATATATTCACCTCCTACTATTCCTCCTCTACTGTTAGGGCTACCTGTTTTTCCTACGCCATTAAATAAGACAAATTCTTTAGCTAACTTATCACCACCAAATCCTAATGATTTAATTCCAGGTGAGTTAATAGTATTTATGTCAATAATATCAACAGATGATACCATCTTTACCCAACCTGTTCTAGCAAATAAATAATCTAGTACTTGAGGTGTAGGTGCTAAAGGTGAAGCACCAGAAGAAGCTCTATATCCTTGGATTTTTTGTCTTCTATTAATTTCTGTTATAATGTTTGGATGAAAACCTTCTCCTATTAAATTCATTTTAAGAGTTTATTATATTAAATTGATTTATTATACCTGATGGGTTAGCAGGTATTCTTATTTGTATTCCTTCAGGAATAAGTAATGAGTTTTGAGGTAATTGATCATTTGCAGTAGATATAATCCACCACAAAGAACTGTCACTATAATATTGTTGAGCTAAAATATCAAATCTATCTCCTTGCACAGTATAAACATACGTATCAGTTTCTGATAAGACAATTTTAGGATAACGAACTGTTTGATATACTCGTTTTCCGTTTATTTTTTCTATTGGTATGTTTTGGTAACGGTTCATTTATTATTGTAATTATTAACGTCTTGTTATAGGAATAAATTGGGGTGCAGCTAATGGATTATTGATTGGTTTTATTGGTATGGGTTCAATTATATTAATTTCTGCTTTTGGAATATACTTAGGATCATTATCATAATTATTATGATCACCCTGTGATAGAGCTATGTAATGTTCAGGACCCCATATAGCTACTTCTCCACTATTAGGATTATAAATATTCTTTTGTTTTCTTGGAACAAACTCATGTATTGGAGTATAAGCCATTACAACTCTTATTATGTGTGGTAATTCCTTTACAGATTTATCACTTATTGCTGTTTCACCTGCTAATGTATTTGTATCTGATTTAGCTGATATGTTATTTATACCTATTTCCCAAGGTGAAGCATCATCTACAGTATAAGTTAAAGATGTTATAAAACCAGGTTGAGAATATAAATAACCACCTACTGTTAATCTCATCATTGGACCTCTCATATAACCACCATCACTATAATCTGGTGTTAAGTTAGAAGCTAAATAATTCAATTTTTGATGCATTGGAATTAATTCATCTTTTGATTGAGCAGCTACAGTCCAATTAATATTAATTCCTCTAGTAAAACCTCCATATGTATAAAATTCTTCTCCTCTACCAATATATTTTGTTGAGTTCCATGTAGCACTAAAAGCATCTGAAAATGAATCTAAAAATGCTCTAAAATGTATAAATACTGAATTTCCAGGATCATCATTATTAATTGCTTCTATTCTAAATTTAACTAAATCATTTGTCTCAACAGGATCAACTAATCGTGAAGAATAAAGTTGTTTCGCTGTTATTTTGTCAGTAGCGCCTAATAATAGATTTGTTGTTGTATCTCTTTTACCATCTACATAACTAGCAATATTTCCTCTTCTACCAGGATTTCCTAAATGAACTCTGCCTTCTATAGTTTGGTTATTAGCATCATTATATGAAAAGGTATCAGATATAATAGATGATCTTTCACCTGGACTTCTTAATTGAGTTCTAAAATCTTGTATTTTAGGAATATATGAAGCCTGTCCTCTATTAACATTAATGTTATCACCAGAACTTTGTATTTGAGAAATAGATAGTGTAGAGAAAGTAGAATTAGTCATATCATAGGTGCGTAAACCTTTTAAGTTGCTCCCGTTTAATATTATTCTATTACTAGCAAACTTAATTCTAGTCCTACCCACACCTAATATAGAGTCTGGGCCTCCAACATAACTAAGAATATAATTAGGATCTGAAGCTATACTATTACCACCTGTAGTAAATGAAAATGGTAAATTAGGTGATGGAACGGCATTTGATATTTTACCAAGGTACAATCCAACTAACCTATTAGAATCTATACCACTAATACTTGATAAATTAGCTGAGTATCCTTGACCTAAACCAAATGTACTTTCAATTCCTCCTAATATTCCTTGTTTATTTAAATGTCCACCTACAGCACTAACTCCAGCTTGAGCTAAAGTATTTAAAGGTGAATAAATACCATCATTAAGTAAAGTATATCCTAATAATCCAAAAGGAAGATTACTCGCTTGAGTTCTTACTCCAGATAATGATAAAAGTTGTTGTTTTCCAATAAATAATAAACCAGCTGGTGATTTTGTATCTTCAAACATTTTTGTTAACCTTGATACATCATCAAGTGTCCTGCTAGCTGCTAATACACCGCCTTTTAATATGTAATCTATACCTATATCAGGTGATTGTCCATCAGGTATAGGTTTAATAATATATGGTTGACTACTGTATCCTCCTCCAGGTTTATCAAAGGAATTATCAGCACCAAAACGTAAAGATTTTAGTCTTGTGTCACCATTTATTAGTTTACTAAATAAACCCATTATCCAGGTAAATTATCTATATAAGGTAATTTTTGTCCGGTTGGAGTTATTGTTGGTGGAACACCGTCTAAATCTAATTGTGATGGTTGTGGAATTGCATTATTTACACCATCTTCATATGCTCCATATTCATTTCTTACTGTCACACCTGTAGATCCATTTAATGAATATCCAGGTTGATTTCCGTTTGCATGTAAAGTTGATGATTTAGTAGCTAAATTATTTGTAGGTGGAGTTGCTCCATCATACTTTGATAAATTTGATCCAGCTGTTGTTAATTGTGTTAAAAGTCCCATGATTGATATTGGTTTTTATTTATTATAAATATTATATAGAATAGGTTCGTCTACTACCTGCAGTTTGAAACTTTTCATAATCTACATAAAAGTTAGTGTCTTTAGCTAATAGTTGATCTAATACAGCAGTTTGTTTATTCATCGCTGCTATTAATTCCTCATTTCCTCCTAATTTTGTTCCACCAGCCATTACTAAAGTATCTTTTGGATTAGTAGTGATGGTAAAATCATCAACAGGAATATTCATTTTTTTAAGTTCACTTTTAGCACCACTAGCTCTTTTATCTCTAGCATCATATTCATTTACTATCTTGTCTGTCATGTTAAAAGCATCAAATGTGAGAGCGTCCTCTACCATACCAAGAGTGTAGAAGATGATTTTTTTTGCTGTACCTGCTTCTTCATCAACCATCTTTTGAAGTTCAGAAGTTCTGTCTGCTTTAGACATATTTGATGAACTATCTAATGCTCTATTTTGAGTTGAGGTATTAATATTACCTCCACTTAAAAGATTTACAAATTTAGTTATCCCATCTGCTAATTTATCAAGCACACCACTACTTACTAATTTTTCAAAAGCACCTTTTGCTTGTTCTAATGCTTTATTAAATTTAGTTTGAGCATCTTCTGCTTGTTTTTCAAGATATAATTTATCACCTAATATTGTTTTAATTTGTTCTTCTGTTGAACCTTGTTTTTTAAGATCTTGATATATTTCAGCTAATCCTTTATGTTCAACATCATATATTTGTCTACCAGTTTGAAGTGCTCTAACAGATAAAGTATTATATTGTTCTTGTTTTCTAACAATATCTGTTAATTCATCACTATTTAAATTAAATAGTTTTGCTTGATCTTCTAATTGAATTTCATTTAAACCATTTAAGTAGTTAGATGTTATACCTTGTTTGACAATTTCTTTACCTACTCCAACATAATCTCTATTTAAAGCAAGTAGTCTAGCTCTTTCTAGGTTAAATTGTTTTCCAGTTAATAACTCAGCACTTATTTGATTTGAAATTGATGTTTCAAAATCTAATAAACCTGAAGATATCTTTTTAGTATCTTCAAGAGTCATACCCATTAATTGTAATTGAGCAACTCCTTTAGCTATTTCAGCTGTATTATCTTTAAATGATGACCTTAATGAACCCGCTGTTTTAGAAGCTATTGTTAATAACTTATTATTATCTAAATTTAGTCCTTTTTGTTGACCTATAAGAGAAACATTACCTAAACTACTTTTAGCTATTTTTTCTATTTCTTCTCCAGTTCTTATAGATTCTTGAGTTACTCCAGCTATAGCTTCTTCTTCTAAACCAAAATTATCTCTTAATATAGCACTTTGAACTAATAATTTTTCACCAGCATTACCTAATGCTGAGGTTAAATCCATTTGAACACCTAATGCTAAATTACCTTGTTCTAATGATTTAACAATTTGGGCTTGTGTTATTACTATTAATCCTTGTGTATCTGCTAAATTTTTAGAGTTTTGAGATATATCATAAGTGCGTTGTCTTATTTCTTCTGCAGATTTTGCTGAAATTCCAAAGTCTCTTCTAAATTGAGCTACTAGTTTAGATGCTCCAAACATTGCATCTATAATGAACTTAATTACTTTAACTAAAGCAGTAATTCCTATAGTCATTAAACTCATAGGACTAGTTATGTTCTCCATTAATTGAGAACCCATTCCTTTGACTCCTTCTTTAAAAACAGAACCTCTAGTAGCTGCAAGTTCTCCGTTTTCATTTCTTCTTGCTGCTTCTTTTTGTATTCTAGCTAAAACTTTTTCAGAACCAGCTAAATCTCCTAAAATAGGAATTTTACTTAATCCTTTTAAAAAACCACCAGTAGTACTTAATTTACTATTTATTTTATCTGCTTCTTTAGCTTGTTCTTCTAATTGTTTTTTAACTTCATTATTATATGTTATAGCTTTTTGTAACTCCTTATTAGCTTTTTTAGAACCAACAACTTTATTATCTATAGCTATTTGTATTTGTCTTTCTAATGTTAATATTTTATTGGTTCTAGCTTCTATTTGTCTTTCAATTTCTGATCTTTTTAAAGTACCTGAATTTAATTTAGATAAATTACCTTCAAGTAAATCTACAGATTTTCCTAATTGATTTATTCCTTTTTGTAAATCATTTGTTAAAGATTTAGCAAATTTATCAGTACCTGATAAAGCATCTTGAAATATGTCAGACACTTGAGAAGAAATACTTCTTAAAGCATCTTCTACTATTCTAGCAGTTTCTTCAGTTTTAGATTTTATATCATTTTTAGGATCAGCCATTATATATTATAGTTTATTATAAATATGGAAGGCATCACTTCTTTTTGGATGCCTTCGTAACATAAGTTGGAACATTAATTTTTGGAACAATACCATCTGACTGAGCAGTTCTCATCGCACTTTTAGATTTGCTTACAACATCATCCTGATCTTTAGGACTATAATGTTCTTTTAGTTTGTTGAATGTAAAATTACGTAACCATATAGGCATATTATATACAGTATGCCAATCGTATCCACCATTTCCATGAAATATTATCTCATGGATTTGGTTGAATAACATCATTCTATACTCCAAGGTCAGGCCAAAAAAAGTTAAGTCCTATTGGGACATTAACCCCCTCCACAAGGCCGTTTGATGTTTCGATGGTAGCCGTTAAGTTAATGTCGGGCTGCATGTTTCTAATATACTCACGTAATACTCGAGCGTCTCGCGCTAATAAGTAAGTATCTACATACTCTCTAATTGATTTAGGATCACTCATACCATTAACTGATAAAATAGTGTATTTTAAACGAGTAGACATTTCTGGAGATTGATTAATCTTCTTTAGGCTCTCTAATTCACGATCTATTTTTTGTTCATCACCATGAGTTAATAACTTAAAAGTAATTACATCACTTGTTGATGGTACGTTGAATATAAATTCGTTTTTTCCTTTAACAAATAATGTTTCGTCAATTTCTTTGTTTTCTAAAACAGATAAATCAACAGTAACAGTTTCGCCTTTATAATCAAATGAATAGTCTTTACCATAACCTAAAACACGTGCTGCTACTAAAATAGCATTTTTGTCACCAGTTATTAATTCACTATAATCAATTTTGGTTATAATAAGAGATTGTAATAGTTTGTCTAAAACTACACCTTGTTTAATATATGATGAGTTAGATAATATATCTTCCTCCTTTGCAGTCATATATTTCATTTCAATTTTACCAGATGATAAAAGACTTGATTCAGGATAGGGTAAACCTTTTGAAGGTAATTCTATCATTTCAGTTGGGAATTTTGATAATTCGCTCATAGATTTTATTTATTGTAACGTTATTTAATATACATATTAAGATAAGAAAAGGCTTGGCAAAAGCCAAGCCTAATTTCTCTCTGTATACTTCGGGAAAAGTAATTTTTTAGAAGTTTAATACACAATAATCTGGTTGTACTTCCATTGTAATATTTTGTGCTACTGATTCATTATCCCAGCTATATTCACCAAAGTTTGCATTTGTAATTAATGCACCTTTAAGGATCCATTCACTTACAATATCACCTACTGGACCTAATATATTAATGGTTAAGTCTTTTTTATAAAAATCTGAATAACCATCACGGCCTGTTACTGATTCATGATGTAAACGTACCCATTCCATTACTGATTGAGCTCCTGAAGGAGTGATTGGGTCAAATAATGTCATTGTAATAGTACCCCATTTACTTTTACCTTTTACAAAACGTTGAACGTTAATGTGGTTTAAAGCGATTGAGTCTTGAGTTAAAGTAACAGCGGTAACTGCCTTAATCATATATGAAGGAACACCATCAACATACATTACGAACCTATTCTGTTGTTTAGGTTCGAATGCTGTGAAAAATATTTCGTTTGGATTTAATATTGCCATTTTCTGTATTTTATTTTTATTCTATTATAAATATTAGCTATTTTAAAAATTACGCTGGGAATGTAGTTCCAGTTGGAGTAATATTAAAGTTCAAATAAATGAATTCAGCTGTTTTAGTTGGTTGAATATAAATTGCACCTACTAATTGATTTCTGTCAATTACATCTGGAGTATTATTTGAATCATTCATTACTACTTTAAACGCGTAAACACCTTGTCTTTGTTGTACTGATTCAAGATATGGATTTACTTGTCCTAAGAATTGATTTCTTGTAGCTACTGTATTTTGTTCAAATACTATTGTATTTGCTACTTGACCAATATAGCTCTTTAATGAAATTAATAATCTACGAACATTTACTCTATCTAAAGCAGATGCTTGAGTTTGTAATGTTTTATTACCGTATACTACTACTCCAGTTCCAGGGAATGTTGCAATTGGATTTACTTTTCCTAAATATAATGTATCACGAGTTGTTTGAGATAATTTTTGTTCTACACGAATTACATTACCTAATCCACCTCTATTAATACCTGCAGGTGCGAACCAAGGCTCAGCAACTTTATCATTATAAGCATAAACTCCTGCTATTACTGTTGAAGCTGGAACCCAAACATTTTTACCTGTTGCTGGATCTTGAATTTGACACCATGGCCAATATGAAGCGGCATATGAATTATTTACAGCTGATGCTTGACCTACTACTTCT